ATTTTTTTCTGCTTTCAATTACTGCATCTACAAATCTTTCAGCTCTATTTTCATTATTGTATTTTTCTGATACAATAAATTGATATAATTTTAATTCATTAGATAATTCAGTTTTTGAATTAAAGTATTTTTTTAACAAATTTTCAGCAATACCTTTTCTATTATTAAGTATGTCTGAAGTTACTTGTCTTACTAAAAGTTCAAATAAAAAACCAGTATTTCTAAATTTTGAATGTTTTATCTGTTTCATTTATGTATATTATTCCAATTATAAATATATATTGAGAAATTAAGAATTAACTTTCTATAATATTTTGTTCATCCATCATTGATTTTCCTTCACGAATAATGGATTTACCGTTTTTTATTATAGAAGTTCTTAATGTTTCAATAAAGCTTTCATTTTTAGAATTGTTTTTTAAATCTTTTTTTCCTATTGGATCTCTTCCAAATGGAGAACTATCTCTACCATATGTTTTAGAAACTTTAGGTCTGCCTGGTAATTTATTTTCTTTAGCTACATTTAAATCATTTTTTAATTGATTAATTGTATCTTCAACATTTATTGGTGAACCACCTTCCTCTGGTTGTTCTACCGGTTCTTCATCTGCTTGCATTTCTTGTCCTGTTTCATCTGTTCCCATATCCGTAGGACCAGTTTGTTGATCTTGTAATTTTTCAACTCCCTGTTGTTCTAAATTATTAAGTATATGTGTTCGCATTGCATCATCCTTTAAAGCTTCTTTTTGTAATTCAGCTTCATCTTCTGTAAAATTAAGGATGTTTTTATATATCCAATCTTTAGATATTACTTTTAATTGATCCATTTTTTGTATCAATTCTATTTTTGCTGTCCAAAGATTTATTTTCTCTTGTTCATAAATTACAGATGGAAGTGTTAAACTTAATTCAAAATCAGTAAGTGCTTCATCATCTATACCCTGTGAATATAAATGTACTATTGCAATTTTTTCTAACCCATCTACAATTATTCTTTGCAATCTTTCAATAGTTTTTGCAAATCGCATATCCATTGCTGCTAACGTTGCTTTCGAATTACCATCTTCTAAATAACCTAAATGCTGTTTTGGTATTTTTAATGCCGCAAACATTTTATTTTTTAAGTAATCAATATCTTCAATTGGTGCATATTCTAAACCATCTAAATTTTCAATAGAAGTGCCACTATCTCCACCTCTTACTGGCAAATAGAAATCTTCCATTAAATTTTGAATATTAAACTTTAAGTTATATTCACCTGTGTTTGGGTTTACGTAAGGAGTTTTTTTAGAACGTTGAATTATTTTTTGAATAAAATTATCAACTTCATTTGGTGGAATTCCACCTACATCTATTTTATATACTCTTTTTTGTGGTGCTCTTACAATACGATGTATAATCATCGCATCTTCCATTAATGATAATTGTTTCCACAATCTTCTAGCTGCTTCTAACATAGATTTACCATATGGTAAATAGTTTGTGTCCGATAATAAACGGAAATGTGCTATTTCAAAATTTTGATACTCTGTTTTTTGACCAGCTGTATACAATGATTTAGTAGCTAATGGTGTGTGTACAAATTTTACTGCCTGATAATTATTTGGGTCAAATCCTTCAATTCTTGTAACTTCATACGGTGATAAAGGTTGTATATTTACAATACCCAAATTCTGTGCTATCTCAATGTGTAAAAAATGATCACCATATTTAACCAAATTTCTTACCCAAGGCCACATATTAAATTCTACATTAATAATATCGTAAAATAAATTATCTAATATGGCTTTAATTTGTTCATTATTTGTTTTAATTTCTAATACCCTACCGTATTCATTTCTTGCAGTAGATTCATCGGCGTAAATATCTAATGCAGCACCAATAATAGGGTCCATATCCATCGCATCATAATCTCTAAATAATTCTTGCCTAATTTGTTGGAATGCTAAATAATTCTCATAGGTATTATTCATACCAGATGAGTGTAAACGCATATATCTATCTCTTAAATTTGTAGCTATTGCTTGCGTTTCATCAAAATCAATTACTTTTACTTTATCCCCTTGTCTTCTAACAATCGTATTTGTGGAAAAAAGTTTTTGTAATCTTCCAAAAAATGAAGTATCTGCCATATTATTTTTTTAAATTACCATTTTCTACAAGACCAATATCTTGCTTTTGTTCTCGGTCCTGGATTATCACAATTATGTCTAGCTCTGAATGATTTTCTTCTTTCAGGGTTAGATTTTTTAATTCTCATATTAGGGTCACCAAAGTTTACTTTTACAACTCTACCAGCAGGATTTTTTACATAAACTTTAAATTTTTTAACATCCCCCTGCATTGGTTTGCCTAATTGAACTTTTCTACCTTGATATTCTGCTTCTTCAATTTTTGATTCATTGTAGGCTTCTTTTTCTTTTTGTTTTGTTTTTAAAAAAGAAATAAAATCCTGATAATCATATTCACTATCTACATCATATTCTTCAGTATCATCATCAACAAATTCTTGTACAAACGGAATAGCAATACCACTACCCTCGTTTTGTTTTTTAAAAGCAAACGCATTAGGATTAGAATAAACTTTACCTAATTCTAATTCAGTTCCATTCTCTAATTTAATACTTTTTTTCTGTATTCCAAAAAATTCATATAAAAAACTTTTACCCATATGCAAATATTTTATGTTGTTACTAATATATAAATATCAAATTACCGAATTAACCACGTTAAATCTTCAAAATCATCAGTATTTACTTTCATTTTCCAAGGGTTATCCTTTAAATAATCTGCTCCATTATATACAGGATTAAATTCTGTTTTTTGAAATCCATCTAATGTTCTTCTATGTATATCAGTTCTTTCATTTCTTAATCTAAGTGCTGTATCTCTAACCCATAATCCAATACCTAACGCCATGCAAAGATCATCATTATAACCTTTTGCCGCTGTTGCTCTTCCATTTTCCCAAATAAATGTAAATAATTCATCAATTGTTCTTTTATCTCTTACAATCAATGATTTATCTTTCATATATGCATCTATTTTAGAAATAATCATAGGACGAGTTTTAGTTGTAATGGTAAATCCAGGTATCATTTGTTTTTGTTCTCTGTACCATTTATTTGTCCATTGAGTATCTACATCAACATACTGAACATCTCTACTACTCCAAAATAAATTTTTATAATCTCTATCTAATATTTGTTGAATTGTAGCCCATCCAATATTTGCATTATCTACAATTAAAACTGCATCGTTATATTCTGTTGAAAATGCAATTAACATATTACCAAAATCAACAGGTTCAATTTTACCTTTGTAACTTGCAACTTGTTCACAACTCTCAACATCAATAATATGGAATGCAGAATAATCTTCACCATCACCCCTCGCCACGTCTGCTGTAACTACATAACTTCTACTATAATCGGGTCTTTTCCAAATCCAAACGTTACCATCAAAACCTCTTTTATCAATTGGTTCTTGCACAGTATTTTCACTATACCATTGAAGGATTTCACCATCAATAACATTATTACCTGAAGATATAAAGTCACAATCACATTCCTGTGCTGCTTGTTTTTCACCCAATTGTTTTGTTTGCTCATCTCTCCAAGCCTGGTCTCTTTCAGGATGTACTGTCCAATGCAGTTTAATTGTATTGAATAAATTATCACCGTTTTCTGCACCTAACCACATTCTATGAAACCAATTACCAACACCATTAGGCGTAGATAATGCAATACAGTCTCCACCTGTCGCAAGTGTTAACTGAGTTGCTGTCCAAATTTCATCAATATAATCAATAAAGGCCGCCTCATCAAATACTAATAATGATAAGGCTTCAGAACGACCAGAGTCAGGCTTTGATGATACTGCCTTTACTTGTGAACCATTTTTTAAACGAAGTGATAATTTGTTATCTTCAGATTCTGCAACTCTTAACCATACAGGTAAAAGTTGATTCATTGTTCTTACTTTTAAAACTAAGTTTTTTGCTACTTCCTGTTTGTTTGCAATAATAAGAACGTTAAAATCTTCGTTGAATATCATTTTCCACAAAGAATAACCCGCTACTAATGTCGAAATACCTAACTGACGTGATTTAAGAACAATATTGTATCTGTTTGTGGAAAAATCAGTAAGTGTTTCTTCTTGAAATGGATATAATTCAAAAGGTATTTTTCCTCTAATTGGATGTTGAATTTTACAATATTTTTTCATGAAGTATATCGGATCTGCCGCACACTTCTGATATTGTTCTTTAATTACATCCTTTAAAGATTTTTGATTGTCCATTATTTTTTCAACTTAATCTTCCAATAAGCACCTGCACCTACATATGGTGAAAATGAACCATTAGTTCCATCAGTTGTTCTATTATTTACACCAATATTGACTTGATATAATTTATCTTTTTTGGTTTTTAAAATTACACCGGCTCCCACTGCTGATACATAATCCTTTTTATCAAATCCCGCATTGATACCGTAGTAAAGTTGTGCTTTTGCTGGTTCTTTAACAATCATAGTTTCTTTAACTAATCTTTCTTTTACTTTAGCATCCCAAAATCTACCTTGAATTTTATTTTTAGAAATAGTATCAATTAATGCTATTGTTCCTAAAGAATCAGGTAATCTTAAAGTATCTTTATAGACAACCTTGGCAAAATAATCTGCTAACAAAGCTGCTGTATCTACATTTACTAATCTAACCGTAGTATCATGTAAAATAACTTCGTGGAAAATATCTTTTCCTTTTTTGTATACTGTTTTTATTTTTTCTACTTCAAATGTATCAATAGTATGTTTAATTATTTCATACTTCTTACCATCTATTTTAATTTTTTTTCCGCTTGGAATTACACCACCTGGATTAAAATATTGTAATAATACAAATACTACTAATGCTGCTATGGCAATGTTTTTAAAGTTCAAAAGTTTCATTATATACCTCTTTAATTTTTTCCCAATCAATATCAATTTTTGATTGAGTTTCTGTTATTAATTGTTTTGTTTTTTCTATATCTTCTTTAATATCGTTTTTAATTTTTTCTAAATCCCCATCAAAACTCCATTTTTCTATTGTTCCATCTTCTTGAACAAACGATGGTATAATATCGGCATCTCTCAACGCTTGTTCGTATTTAGGAAGATTGTCTTTTAATTCTCCAATAAGTTTTGTATTCATTTTCCACGTTTCATATTCATTAAATAAATTTTTAACTCTAAAGTTATGTTCTTTTTCTGCCAAACAATTAATACAATATCCAGTTTGACGAATAAATTTAAGATTTATTCCTTTAGGATTTATTGTTTGACATTTTTTATTTTTACATGTTGATAAAGAATCAATATATTCCCTTACTTCATCTAATTTTGAAACAGATATAATAAAACCTTCTTTTTGTTCCCATTCTTTACCATCAGCATCAGTCCATCTATCACCAACTTCTCTTTTAGTTTTTCCACCGTCAGGTGTCCATCCAAAAGTATTTTTAGTTGTATCTCTACCATAAAGTGTATCTAAGATTTTTTTTCTACTTGGATGCACCCAGGTTTTTTTATCTTTATTTCCTTTGCTTTTAATTAACATAACTTTTGATTTATATATAAATATATATTTTTATCTACTAAACTTAAAAATACCGAGTATCTGATTTAATGGAGCAAATGCACCTGTTAATTTATAGGTATTTCCTTTATACACAAATACCAATCCTTCGTTTGGAACTATCTTATCAAATCCTCCAATTGCATTTAATCTAGCTAATTCTTTTTCTAATTTTTTAATTTGAGTTATAGTTCCACCACTCATAATTTGTTGTGCTGTTGATTCTAATGATTTTCTCATAGATTGTAATGCACTATTAGGATTTGCTGTTAATACTGAACTCATAAAAGAAAGAACCTCCGCTCCTACTGCTAAGAAAATATCTTCAAACTTTCGTAAATTACCAGCCATTATATTACTTTTAACACCTTTATCAATTCCCTCAGCCCAATCTCTAGCTTCATCATTTTTAATATTCGCTATTCTAAAACTTTTATCATCAAATGCCCACCTTTTAATTAAACCTGCTCTTTCAACCCCATCTATTTTCTTTTTTGATTTAGTTATAAAATTATCCCACCAACCTTGATGATAATCCGCAACTCCATCATTATCTTTTAAATTAAATTCTTTTTGAAGTTTATTAATCATTCCAATAAATTTTCCTTTCTGTGAACTTAATTTTTTTGTTTTTGGTAAAGTTGTTATTGGTGGACCTTGTATTTTATATTTAGATTGTATATGTGCATTAATTTGTTTAATCATACCTGCTAATATACTTTCACCACCATCTATTTTTCCTATTGCATTACCTGCTTCATTATATTCTACAACGTTATGAAATACTAATAAATTTTGTCCATAAGGAATTACATTTGCATTTTCAGGATATATTACTTCTAAATTTACAAATGCTTTTCCATTTTTAAATATTTTTTCTTTTTGTTTATCCGATAATCCTCTTATTGCATTTTCTAAATCCTTAACTGCAAATGAATACGCATCACTTAATGCACCTCTACCACCAAACTTTGCTCCCAATTGTGCAGCATCCATAGCACCTGCACCTGCATTTGCTAAATGTGATTTGTTACGGGCTGCAATTAATCTACCATTTTTCCAACTGATTGCTAATGCTTGTCCATCGGTTTTTTCTCTTACTATCCCCAAATCACCTTCTAATGCACCATTAACAATATTTTTTAAATCACCAAAAGTAAGATTCATTTGTATATCAAACGGATGATTCATATGACCGTATGCACCACCTTCTAATAATAAACTTTCGTTTACTTTTCTAAATGTAGTAGCTTGCTTACCATTGATTGTTGGCATACCGTGTTGATCTTTACCTATATTTTTAATAGTTACTTTTTTGTTTTTAAATTTACCCATTAAAACTTCGTCACCCTTATTTACATCTATACTAATATCCTCATCAACGTTTTCTGTCTTTTTTGGATCATTTCCTGATTTTGCTGAAATACCGATGTCTTCTGCAAATTTATTTGCCATAGGTATTACGTTATCAATAGTATCATCAATAATCATTACCTTCATTGGTATTGGTTTTTCTGGATTTTTTAAATTATATGATGTAACTGCTGCCCATCTATGATGTCCATCAACAACATATCCATCCTTTGAAACATATATAGGTGCGGTAATTGCTGGATGTTCTGGGTTTTCTTCTAATGCTCCTTCCATACCCAATACTTTTTGTCCAACTAATTCGTTCTGCGTTGCCTTTAATGATTCAACCGGTACTTCTTCTTGTGTTACTTTAATACCTTTTTCATCTAACATTTTTCTAAACATTGGTTCAGTATCTACCTCTCCATCTTTGTTTAGTTCCATGTTTGCCGCAGGTGTATTTGGTAATGGTTTACCCTTAAATTGAGGCATTGCTTCTCTTTTTATATTTTTGTTACCATCACAATATAAGTTTGTACCTGGTACAGAAATTTTACAAAGATTATATACATCTCTTTTTACACCATTCTTTTTATCATCATCAAACTGTTTTTGTAAATCATTAATTTTAGTTGCCACTTCTTTTCTAAAATCAGCAGGAACATCTTGTAGTTTTGGTTCCTTATCTATACTTGTTCCTGGTACTTTTAATCCACTTGCCACTAAATCAACATGCCCATCACCTGCTATTGTGATTGGTATTTTTCCATCTGATTGATGTTTTTTTGTTTTTAACAATAGATTTAAATCTCTTGCTTTATTGAATGCAACTTGAATATCATTTACTTTTGTTTCAACATCAGCATTATCTTCTGGAAATGATAATCTATATAATACTTCTTTATCCAATTCCGTTGGATTATCCCAATTTTCTATTTTTACAAATCCAGCTTCTGTAACTGCATCCTCTAAAAATTTTTTACCTTCATCATCTAAAAAAGTTTGAACAGGCATAGTATCAGTTCCTTCACCTTGCCCAATCATACTAGCCCAATTACCTGCTTTGATTTTTGATAATGATAATCCGGTTGCTTTCATTTGCATTTTATATAAACCAGATTCAGGATTATGCACATCTAATTCATCTCCATCAAAGGTATCAATTGATGCTCCCATTTTTTTAAATTCATTTGAAGCATAAACTACTTCATCATTAAATTTTAACTCGCCTGTATTATCAGTTCTACCACCTTCACCTACAAAAACAATATCCTTCCATTTTTCTTGCGGTATAGTGTTTTTTACTTGGTTAATGATATCATCAACCATTTTTTCATTTCTATGTTCAACCCCAAACAAATTACCACCTTTTTCAAATCCAATTGTTTTAATTTCTTTACCACTTTTATCACCTTTAAAAACAGAAATTCTACTATTTTCTTTATGTGGTTTTAGTTGTGCACCTTTTTGTTGTGCAATTTGTGGTTGATTTGATGATTGGCTTTTAATATTTTGGTTTTGACTTGTCTGATTTTTTTCTCTATTATCAGGTTGTTGAGTTTGTGGTGTTTGTAAATGTGGTTTTACACCTTGAGGTCTAAATTTTGGTCTTGTCTTTAGTTGTTTTATGTGTTTGTGTTTATCATGTTCGGGTCTTTTTGGCCTATTTTGTTTTACCAACTGCATTGCAGCTTTATAAACAGGTGTATTTCTATCATAATTCAAAGCTGAACGTACTTTTATTTTATCACCTGTTTCAGGATTTGTAACCAACATATCTAATGTTTTTTCATCATAACCACTACCAGCTGCGCTTGCTTCATTTTGTGGTTCAATTTTACTCAATTTATCATAATACCATAAGTCTTCCCAAATATGGTCTTTAGCTATTTCAGCTGCTTTTTGAATATCATTTGTATGTTCTAATTCTACTTTTGCACCTCGTTTGATTTCTTGCTTAATAGTATCTAAATCCGTTTTATATTTTTGTGCAATATCGTAAATTGATTTTCCTTCAGATTTACCACCAGGTATTACATCTTCGTATTTTTTCTTTTTGTTCTTTTTTGCCGATGGTGCGCCGTTAATATACCCATTTGGTAATGTTAATCCAATACCAACTCCACCAGGAAATCCTTCATTTAATTTATTGTCTAAATTATCGTATATAGATTGATCCCATTTACCAAAAAATCTTTCAAATTCTGAGTGTTTCTTTTTATCACCTAACCTTTTATTACGGAACATATTTCTTATATCCGTAGCTCCAAATGAATTAGATGGCAGTGAAGTATAAACGTATGCCTCTACTCCATATGGTTTCATTGCATTATCACCTTTATATGGTTTAAAATAGGCACCACCTAATCTACTATTATCTTTTTCACCAACTGCAACTATTAATGCAGTTTTTTTCTCATCATAATCCCTAAGTACTTCTACAGGTTGATATGGATTTTTTACTTTTACAAATTTTGAAGATGGAATACCAAATAGTTTTGTTGCTATTTCTTTTTTTTCTTTAAAACTTAATGGAGATTTATTACTGTCCTGTACATCAGACGAGGCAATATAAACATTTTTAGAACCAAATTTAGATACTAATGCATCGTAAACTTTTTTGTGTCCTTTATGAAATGGTTGAAAACGTCCTCCGTAAACAACAATTTTTTCCTCAACTGAATTTTTTAATACTGCCTCAACAATTTGATTTACTAATTCCATACTAATAAATATATAATTACAACTTATGTGTTACTTACAAAATCAACTATAAACTTAATATATAACGGCATTTCATAATCATCAACTGCCACAATAGGATTTATTAAATTAAAATTGTGCTTTATTTTTTGTTTTACAATAGTATCGTTATACATTTCATCTGGATATTTGTTTATCATTTCATAAAAACTTTTTAATCCCAATAAACTGTTATCATCAAAAAAAGTTTCAAAACCAATTTCTTTTAGAAATTTTGTAGATGGATATTTAAAAGAAAAATCATAAAAAATATTTCCCATAGCTAATGGTATTATTGTTTTTTCTGTAAGAGTGTATCGTGGTATCATTTCAAATTTAATATAATCTTCTATGGTTAAATCAGGATTTTGAGTTTCCACAATTACATAGTATTTATAATTTAATGTATTAACTTTACATTGTACCTGATAAAATCCATCATCCGTAATCCATTCATCATTAGTTATATTATAATCAAAATTATCATCTACATTTAATAAATTGATATACGAAATTACTTTATTTTTATGATATTCATCTATTTCTCCACAGTTATTAAATGTATATTTTAATATTGAATTATTGTTGGTACAATAATTTTTTTGTAACAAATATACTAAATCTCTATCCCATTTTCTTTTACCTAAATATGTTTTTATTGTATTATTTCTATGTTCGTTGTATTTAATTTCTTTATAATGTTTACTTCTCCAAATTGATATTTGTGCTTCTAATGGAAATGGATAAAAAGTATCATCACCAAACCATTCCTTAATCAATAAATGATAATTAGGCATATGAGATATTACTGTTTTATTTCCTTTATAATCTTTTAGAATCGGCATTATAATGTCTTTCATACGAATTTCATCTATATATTCATGCCTTTCAAATATAATAATTCTTTTGTATTTGTTTATTAAATCAATAATATTTGGTAAATCAAAATGTCTACTAAAAATAAGTAAAACTTCATTTGTGTTGTAATTGTCATTAATACTTTCTACAAATCTACAATTAAAATTGTGTAATACGTCATCAAGCATATACACTTTTTCACCATTTGTAAAAATATCAATTTTGAACAAAGTTATTTTAGAATGTTCCATTGTTTTATTATTTCATCTGCCAACTTTTTATGACCTACTTTATTAAAATGAAATTTTTTATTTCCTATATAGAATTTTTTATCTATTTGCCATTTTTGTAGTGAGGTGTAATTATCCACTTTTACAATTGTTTCATCTTCTAGCTCATTTTCATCAAACCACAATGTTATTAATTTTATACCTTTTTGTTTACAAATATCTTTTAATACATTCAATTGTATTTTTATTCTAGCCTTCTCTTTCTCTTCGTCAAATCCATATACTAAATAATATTGATAAAAGTCCGATAGTGTTTTAATTATGTCATTCTTATCAAATTCATAGTATTGTTTATCGGATTCGTTTATAAATTTTTTATGTAATTGTTTTTCTGTCCACCAACTTTCTATTTCAAATGATTGATATGCAACTGAAGGTTGAAAATGTATATAATCTTTTACCACTCTAAACCAAAATGATAATCTATGCAAATAGGTAAACTGAACTATTATCGTATCAATATTATTTTGTGTATAGATTACATCGTATACTCTATCTAATATATTTTGATTTGATATTCCCTTTTCAGATACTATTATAGGTGTTAGTCCTACATTTTTTGCAACTAAATCAAAATAACCATCACCATCTATTGCATCATAATCTCTTACACTATGTGAACAGCCAGATATTAAAACCTTCATTATACATTTTTATAAATAAATGGATCTCTTTTGCGTAACTCTTTTATTTTTTTCTTAAATTCTCTTTTGAGTTTCCAAGCTTTGTAGGCTTCTCGTAATTTTTTAATAATTTTTTTCATTGTAATTTATATTTAATTCTTTATAAATATCGGAGTAGTTATAATTTTCTTTTTTTATAGTATCAATTAATCTTTGCTGTATTAATTGTGTATCTTTCCCTAATGAATTTAACAAATTATAATTGTGAATCAAAGAATCATAATTTTGTAATATTTTTTTATGAATTTCTATATTGCTTAATTTTGATAATTTTATAATTTCAAACTCAATATATTCCATTCTTTTATCGTTATCTTCAATATTATCATATTCTTCATTAATTAACCAATCAAATGTTTTAAATCCTATTTCTTTTAAATATTTTAATAAGTGGGGTCTTCCTACAACAATAAAAGGATGAAAAT